CATCGTCAGGTTGCCCGCCCACGCCAAGATTTGAACCTCCGCGTCCTGGTTGACCGAGTACCGGCGATTCGGGCTCAACGACGTCATGTTCCTCGCCGAGTGCGGGCGCAGGAAGATGTACTTCGTGTTGAGGAAGAAGCCAGTCTTGGCCGGGCAGAAGCCGCCGATGCCGCCGTCCAACACGACGTCTGCGTCCATGTACTTCAGACTGGGGAAGCCGAGCTTGCCGGTTTCCGCCTGCGTGAAGCGCTGGAGAGCTTGGAGGCTGGCGACGTAGAAGGCCCAGAAGAAGTTGTCGAACACGATCAGGTCGGGACGGTCCGAACCACGAACTAGCTTGACCCACATCGAGTTACACGCTTCCTGGATGTTCACCGGGGACATCGCTGCCGGGGTAGCCAGCGAGGCCGACGAGAACAGTTGGCTTTGCCAGAATGCCCACGCGGCGCGGTCAATACCGCCATACGTACCAGTGGTAGGCGCCGTCGGCACCGCAGCGTTCAGGCCGGTCAGCTCCTTACCGCCGGAACCAGTACCGTCCGAGTACACGCCGCCCGCCAGCAGGTTGGCCATCGTGGATTCCGCCACACTGACGCGACCTTCCAACAGGTCGATCATCTGCTCGCGACCAGCGTTCTGCAGCTGTTCGAGGCCGGACATGACGATTGGGCAGGCGAGCTGCTTGATCGCGTATTCCGCTGAGCTGATGACGTCTTGCGCCGCGACCGGGAGCAGGTCGTAGCCACTGTACCACCCGCCGTTGCCGTTCTGGGCAAAGGACAGTTCTTGCATGATCGTGTTACCACCGGCAAATGACTTCACGTTTCCGCGCTGACTCAGCTTGGCGCTGAGTGCGTTGTTCTTCGTGACGTTATCCGCGATGGCCCGCGACCGATTCTGAATCGTCGTACTGACGATATCAGACAGGTTTGGGAAGGCCATTTAGTTCTCCTGAAGAGGTTAAAGAGGTGAGGATTCGTCGAAAGCTGCTTCGAGCTCAGCACGTAGGCTCCGCTCACCGGCTCCCTTGGCAGCGGCCCCAGGTACACTGGGCGCCCCATGGACGGCAGAAGATGCTCTACGCGCGGCGTTCGCGCGGTTGGTTTTAACCGCCGCGCGGCTTTGCGCCTCTCTCGTCAGGAGGATTTTGCGAGTGTCCGGATTAGACCAGACGGCGGCTGCGTAAGCGTCGTCAAGCGTTTTCGCTCGACCGAGCTCAATCAGGTCTGCCATCATGTCCCGGACATCGTCAATAAACTCATGTTTGGGATCAGCTGCGAACGCGACGATGGCCCTTTCAGCCTCCATCGCATTTTGATGCTCAACTCCCGCGGACTGCTGTTGTATTACAACGTGCGCCCGAGCAGCGAGTTGTCTAGCTTGTAGAACTTCAGGTGGATAGGATAGACGCTGGGTCAATACTGCGTCCAGAGTCTTCAGATCCACTCCGTATGATTGTACGATATTTGCAACGACTTCTGCACGTTCCTGAGGCGACCCAGAGGCCAGCGACTTCACAGAAGTGAAGATGTCGTTCACGAAAGCTTCAGGAGGCATGCCGTTCGCGCTCAAAGCCTCCCTAAATGGCTCGATATGCGCCTGTACGGTATCGGCCATGCGAATCTTGGGGCCAACGCTACCGATCAGGCGCATCGAATCGCCCTCACGCCGCAGGACTTCTTCCTGAACCTCGCGGGGCAGCGCGTTCCACTTCTCACGTACAGCGGGTTTCCACTGAGCCGGCGCCTTCAGGTCGGTCGTGACCGCGGCTGCGGGAGGCACGACTGGCTCAGTAGGCGCGGGGAGTGCCGAAGGCTCCGCAGCCTTCGGAGGCCCAGTGGAAATGGGGGCAGGCTCCAGCGGAGGCGTTTCCTTGGGCTCGCTGGATGCCGGTATAACTACATGTTCGGGATCGTGCTCTTCAACAGCATCTTCAATAGTGTCGCGAAGGCTTGGGGCCTCGTCTACTGTTTCGTCAACAATTGCATCGTCTAGGGGCATATCGGGATTATAGACCTTTAAAAGTTAGCAGTCTAGCGGAATCGTCTGTTACTTGGTACGTCTTTCTAATGCGGCTATAGCTCTTGCTATATCCCCCCTCTTCACGGCGCCAGCTCCAGGTTTTCCCTGATAGTAATCAGCCCGTTTCTGGGCCGCTTGAGCCCACTCGCCCTTGAAGTCGTCCATAGTGGTTAGACCGTGCGCTTTCATGTAGGCGCGATGTTTGGATCGAGTGTCGATGGGGGTGCCGTCGGTCGCCCTCATACCGTCATAGTGAGTCTCACCTATGACGGGCACGCTACGCCCCGGTTGCTCGTAGTCTGGGCTGACCTCTACGAGGCAGTCATCTGCGGGACTCCAAATAAATCGTCTACGGGTCATTTCGGCTCCTTGGCGGGCTTTCCACCCCGCTCAAACGCGGTTGCCATTTGCATATCGGCTTGATGCTTCTGAGCCGAATGTTCCATTTCCTGGGCGAACTCTTGTCGCTTCACCTGAGACTGAATAGTTGCCTCGTTTTGAGTCTGGGCAAGCTTCTGTTGGCCCAGATTCTGATCGACTGCCGCCCTCTGCTGGGCCACCTGCTGATCCACTGCCGCCTTCTGCTGCGTCTGGTGCAATTTGAGGGCGCCTTCCTGCTGCTTAAGTTGGAGCTTTTGCTGACCTTCAGCCTGCCCAAATTGAAGTTTCTGTTGAGATAGCTTAGCATCCGATTCACCCTTCATTTCCATAAGTTTGAGCTGACCTTGTACCTTCTGTTCTTCGGGACTTGGTTGAGGTTGCTGGGGTTCAGCCAGCTTCTTCTGTAGCGCCGAGAACGTCCGATCAAGTTCACCTTCAAACTTCTTGCCGACTTTGAAGCCGGCCAGGGAGAACTGGAGCAATTGCATAAGGAATGGCCCCATAATGGGGTCACTATTCATAGTGGGGAGGATTTCCTTCAGGAAGTTAGTGATTGTACCCATGTACTCCATGCGGTCTTGCTTTTCCGCCTGGAAGTCTATATCGCTGAGGCTATCCGACTCTACCCTACAACGAAGGATAAATTCAGGTTGCTTGATTAACTGCTTCGCCTGTTCGATAATCTGCGGATCTTCATTCATGAAATCACATTGCGCCAACTTACAAATTTCAGCAATGTCGAAATGCTTACGCATAATCTGCGCCTGAATATCGAACACCGACGAGCAGTACTGTACTACATTCTTCTGCCGTTGTTGAATACGCATCGACGCATACGCTGTCTTGATCTTTTGGGCGCCCAGCGTTTCGCTTGCCTTAGTTGCGCCGCGAATGATATCCGACATACCAGTGATTTCGTAAATCTGATTCTTAACGTCCTCGCGGTTCTTGGTAAGTTGGTCAATGGTGAGAACGACCATGTCGAGGGGTATCCAATCAATGACCCCCTTGATCCCGCCTTTCTCCGCGAAAGCTGCCCACTGATCCACTGGGACCAGTTGGTTTTCAGCTGCGTTGGATAGGAGAGCTTGCACCTGCGAGCTCGCCTTGTCGTAAACGCCGGCCAGTCTGCAGGCGCGAACCAGTATGGAAATGCGGGTGTTGATGTCGTTGAGTTCTCGGTACTGATCCTTAGCGTAGTGGTAGTCGGGAATGGGGACGTATTGCCCATTTGAGACAGTAGATACGAGTGGAACTGGGCAAGGGAAGAAGTCGTCAAGTTCAAGGAAATCGTCCTTCTCACCTAGTAGTTTGTCAAGACCCTTGCTGAACCAAATCACCTTCTCGGAGGGCTTGTCCCAAATCTCGTACACGACCGCCTGCTGCATGATCATGTTCTTGACCTCTACCGAGTTGTCAGTTCGGTTAGCCTTGTAGTCCAGTGGCACTTCCTTACCAACCTTGCCGAAGCGTTTGACAAGTTGGTCTCGCGTCAGATACGTCTTACGCGCGATCCACCGCAGCTCCTCGTATGAGCGACACGGGGACCAGAGCAAGTCCTCCCAGTACACGTATTCGTCCAGGATTTGCTCACTTACCACTTCGTCGTACTCTAGCGTCTCAGCGAGAGACTGGGCCTCGGGTTCAACCTCCTCTTGCCCCGCAATATTCAGACCCGCGGTGGGGTCGAGTTCCGCCACTTTCTGAGGGCCATGGTGCTTTATGTCAGCGTCGTAGGTGTGCCACGAAATACCGACTCCAGGGACTAGCATATCCTGTACTACGCCCTTTAGCAACTCGGCGGTGTGGAAATTACGATTGTTGTGACTAGAAAGGGCACGTTCTATGATCTCGCACGCGACTCGACCCATATCGTCCGTTGGGTCCTTGAATTCGCGATCCACAGTCGGCTGAGGAACCTGATTAATGAGCGAAGTCTGGAGAATGTTGACGTTCGCCGGAAATAGGTTGTACTTACGCTCAAAAGAGGCGTCAGTCAGGGAGCTATCGGCCTCTGCGGCACGAAACATCTTAACGATCTTGCGGCTTTTCTCTTGGAACCTTCTCAGTTCCTTCTCCGCAGCCGTAATTTCACCGCTCCAACGCTGATAACTGCCTCCGGTACCTTTCTCAGCCTCAGACAAGCTCTCAATTTTGGTAAAATCACTCATAATTGCTCCTCAACGCTGGATTTGTAAGACGATTAGTGAACAAATCTTCCAGCGTGAAGGAATAATTCGCTCCTTCAGCCCCCTTGATATGGTCAGGGAGTATCAATTTGCTTTTGGCCGGCTGCAAATTGGTGAAGACCACGCCTAGATATCTGAAGGCGTCAGCAATGTGGGAAGACCAATCATGTACGGGTCGATCCCGGTAACAACCTAACTTGTCGTCCCATTCTCTGCGGTACGACTTCATTGCTTCGATTGCCCCGCTTGCGAGCGGTCGGTTCCAATAAACAAACGGCAAGAGCTTACGTCCTGCCGAGATTCCGTCACGTAACTTATGATCAGGCACGATTCGCGGACGATACCCACGACGAATCGTCTGCTCAACGATTGACCGTCCAGTTTGTAGATTCTTGGCCTTTGCATCATGGGGGAGATAGACATCACGTACGTCGCGTGATTCCATTTCATCCAAATAAACGTCCCACTCTTGCTCGTTATTACTGTAGACTTCGTGGATGAGGATTCCTGAAGGGGCGTGCTGAAAGAAGATGAGAACAGTGTCGTCGGTGTATCCAAGGTCGGTGACAACGTCGAGGGGGAGGTTGGGATCGAGGTCAAATTCTTTAATGCGACCTTCCTTCTCAGCGGACTCCATTTCAGCGCCATAAATCGCCCCTTTGAGCGCAGCGTCGAACGAGCACTCATATTCCTGCATGTAGTCCGACTCGTCCATCATTGAACGAATCAGAGCCAGCTCCTCTGCGGGAAGGATTCCTGATTCCGAAGCCTTCAACATCATCGTGAAGGCTTTGGGATCAGCTAGTGACTTCCTGTACGAGTCGTAAAAGTGGTTCTTGCCCCTTGGAGTGCCCATTTTAACCAACCATCCCTGACGATCCGATAGGCAGGGCATGATGACCTGAGACACCATACTTGGTCGCATAAGAGGATATTCATCAAGGATAGCTCCGTCCAAGTAGATGCCACGAAGCGCGTCGGCATTCTCAGACCCAAGTAGATATATCTTGGCTTCATTCTTGAGGGTAACGCGGAGTTCTGACTCATGAGTCTGCTCAATTAGCGGCGCTGCGTACTCTTTGGTATATTCCCACGCAATCCGCTTGGCCATCTGATACGTGGGGGCAATATACGCCAGCTGTGGCCGCTTGAGTTGACATTCCAGCGCCCCAATGATGAGATCGTTGACGGCTGCGACGGTTTTGCCGGCCCGCCGATGACATACCATGTCCGAAAACCGTGCCTTTCGGTTGTGAAATGGTAGAAACGCGGCACGGGGCTCATATTTGAGCTCAATCTTGGCCATTACTTGGAGCCGGGTAGCCGGTCGTAGGGTATCATGTCCTCGTGAGCAAGGACCATCGCAGCTTGACGATGGTCATAAGACGGTGGGACTTGCTCTCTATACGCCGGTCCACGCCTGAAACGTTCCTCAGTACCCCAAGCGGAACCCTCGCCCATGTTCTTACGGTAAATCCTGTATGCCTTCTCGTCAATATCTTTGGGTATTACGCGGCCAGAAGAGCGCAATTGCTCCACTAGAGCGTTTTTAATCTGTTTATAACCCGCCCCAGGGTCAAATCCCTGTATATCAGCTACTGCGTGGTCAAATTCATGAAGTACAGGAGTCGTCAGAGATGCGTGTGACGGCCCCTCCGCATAAATCTCCTTGCTTCCAGGGTAAAAAGTGGCGCTAGACTTCGTCAATGAAGGATCAATACGCAGAGTGGCGACGTAATCCTTCACTTCAGGGTAATTCGCATATAATTCGGGGTGGTGGTAAACCTGCCCAATTGGTCCATGATAATCTTGTATCTCAGGTCGTATCTTATCCTGAGTAAAGGTTCGGTTCCCCATCTCATCATGGGGTTTTACGCGAGCCAGGGAATCGTCTATCTCCCACTTCATAGGTTGGTGATTCTCCGGCCCACGCTCGACCTTGAGATCTCTCCAGACCTCGTGAGGTGTATAATTCGCCGATAACGCAGCCTCTCCTGCGGCCATGTCGGCAAGTGGGGCATTCTTGGCGAGGTCTCCAGCCATGATCTTCTGGACGGGGGCAGAATTACGCAGGCCTTTGACCAAGGCACCGAATGGGAGCATAGAGGCCGCACTGAGGGCTAGGCCGGTCTTGTCGCCCTCATCCCAACTGCGCTTCATGTCCCGAAGGGCCATGGCCTGGCCCACGCCGGGGATGAATCCCGCAGCAGTCTGAACGGCCATATCGCCCAGACTCTCATCCGGCTGGGCTTTTAGGGACGTATACTGGTCGTACTTCCTGCGAAGTAAGTCAGGTATGCCGACCAGGTCGTCTCTGATATCAGCCACGACTGGCCTCCACGTCAATAATCTGCATTGGAGCGTTACCTGATGTGTCTCGGGCGTTCAGCCAACTCAGTTCGATCTTGATAGCTCCACCGTCCAACCCAGTAACCTGAGCCGGTATGAGTTTCGAGTAGAGTTGGTAGAACTTGTCGGGGTTTTGATGAGCCCAATTGGCGAGTCGGGGGACACCGCCGATGAGCTCAAAGGCGTATTGGAACTGAAGCCGCACGTTGCGGGTTCGTGTGTATAATGGCAGTTTGGGAGCGTTCGCAAGGGCATTCAGGTTCTCCTCAACTTCCTGCATAGACGGCGTAATGGGGCCGTCATCGATCTCAGGATTCAACGATTGCAGTGCTGCTACTTGTGTCTCGGCAGTCACTTAGTCTTTGTCCTCAGGGCTTGGGCCAGCGCCTTCTTCTTCTGATCGGCGGCGTTGAACTCCTTACCAACACTCTGCGGTATGTCGACCTTGGCGGCAAATTGAGGGTTGTGAGCCACTGCGGCCATTAATCGGGCTTGAGCCGGAGATGTGCTTGGCATGGTTAGTCGTTTAATCGGGCTTGAGCCGGAGATGTGCTTGGCATGGTTAGGTGTTACCTGAGTTAGGCGGGTTGCCGTTGGTGAAGAATGTACTCGGGCCTACACTGCCTTCACCGGGGGCGAATCTGGTCACATTCCCTATGCTACGAGCGGCAATGTAGGCTGCATATCTGTCATTTGTGATCGTGGCATATGCTTCACTCTGAGCTTGGGACGACTCCCAGAGCTGAACTCCTAGTGGTGCAGTGGGGTCGCTCATATGTGCTGGCGGGGGCGAATGGGGTAGGTGGGTAGTCTATACTCTACTCCTATTTTATGATTCAGTCTAGGGATTTCTACTGGAAAATTCGGGCATTATATGAGACTCTGACGCATGATTCCTGATGCTTGGAACCCCGGTAAACCTCAGTTCTTACTGCTACAGCTTCCAAATCGTATGCTTACAGTCTCCAAATCGTGTGGTATAATCGGAGGGCGGCCCATACTCTCACCGACCCCACCCCACGACCGCATACACCCTGTGGCGAGCGACGCTCGCTACGCTCGCCGGAAAAGGCGGAAAGTGCGCTAGCGAGTCGCTCGCTACGCTCGCCGGAAAGTGCGAGGAAAGGGCGGGCGAAGTAAGTGCTTACTTCGCTCGTGGTTAGTAAGTACTTACTCCTATACCCGACTAACGGGGAGGGGTATAGAACGAACGTTCGGCACCTCGACTAAGGGACTAGGGGACCTAAGGGACCGATTCCTTATCCGGCTCCTAAAGGGGTATATTTTAGTTGCCTAGGGGTATACCTTAATTCTCGGAGCCTATAGGCTCTTTAATCCCTTAGTCCCTTAGTCCCTTAGTCCCCGGGCGTAGCTCCTAAGTTACTCCCTCCCGTTATCCCTTAAGTAAGCACTTACTAACTTGCTAAGTTAGTAAGCGCTTACTTCTATACCCGACTAACTTACTCGACTATAGAACGTTCGTTCTCGGGTTAGTCCCTTAGTCCGAGCGGCCTAAAATCGAACGAACGTTCGACGAACGAACGTTCGGTGCCGACTTTCCGACGAACGGTATAGGCTATCTACTCGACTCGGAGTAGACTATCTATATCGACCTCCGATGCCGGGAAATCCCTCCCGTAGCGCCTAGGTCGAGCGAAAGGAAAAAAATGTTACTACGATTCCCTAATCCCGTACCGGGAGCGCGCGAGTCTTTCCGACTTACGAAAGACGCGGAAAAGTGCTACCCGAAAGGAAAGCGGGCGTACCCGATAACCGCCCTCGTAAACGGAACCCCGACCGAAATAATGGTTACTAGCTCCGCTTCTTGGAGCGCGGAATCGACTACCGGGGCTAACGGGTGGATTAAGATCGACGGGAAAGTTTTTTGGTTCCTTTTCGACCCCGGGTTTATCCCGCTCGACGGGCTAGACTTCCTACTCGAAACCGGCCCCGGCCTCCCGAACCCTAAGAGGGAGCCGAAAGACCCCGTTAAGGAAGCCGCTAGAACCGCCGCGTGTTCCGTTACGCTACGGGCGAGAGCCGCCTAAGCCTAGGGCGAAACCGCACCCTAGCCCGAAAGGGCTAGGGTTTTCGCACGTCTATAGGAATCGCACCTTAACCGGCCCGATCCGACCTAACTCCAATTAAAGGCTAACCCATGAATACGAATCAAGAAGATCTGAACCCCAAGAACGAAAACCCCAAGAACGAGAGCATCGCGACCCGTCAGTGGAATATCGCCTCCGCCACGAAGCCGCATAACCCCAACGAGTTTATGGAGAACGTTCGCTCTATGTTCAAGAGCTACGGGTTTACGGTGAACGCTATCGCCATCGTCCCCGGTCCCGGGTGTCGCAACTACGGTCTTGAGCTATCCGGCCCCCACGACGAGCAACAAAGGATCATCGAGCAACTAACCTTCGCGATGCAGCCGGGAAAGTACTCCGAGATCCATAACGACCCCGCCTTGGTATTCGGCGAGTTCACCTACGAGGAATAGCCTCAACCTCGAGGATGTCGCGGTAAGGTCGCAAGACCTTACCGGGGAATCCTCCCCACTTAGGAGAATACATGAATACGAGAGGCATAGAAGTAGGGACGCCGATCATGTGGATACAAAGTGATAATACGCTCACGTTCGGTACGGTGACGAGAATGGGGCTACAAGCTGGTATCGGCGTTTTGTGGACCGACGGTCGTCACAAGCCGGAGGATTGCATATACGACGCTTTCTGCTTCCCAGCTAAGTACCAAGCAGAACTCCAGCAAATCCTAGACGAGCGGGCGAAGCTCAAGAAAGCGTATGATGACTCGGCTAAGTTGCTATACGAGTTCTCCAATAAAGTCGTGAAGGACGCGCTACGCACCGATTAGCAGCGAAAGCAGCTAGACGGTCCCGACTAGACGAGCTATACTAGAGACTAGTCCCTAATTCAAGGGGCTAGTCTCGCCCAACTTAGGAGTATCTATATGAACACCAAGGCTAATACCAAGTACTATCTTCAGGAAGGCTATACGCCTACCAACGTAGTCGCTTACAAGTCCGGCGAAAATTGGTTCGGCCCCGTTCTCACGCTTACGAAACGCATCTTTCTCGACGAGAAGCTCCACGAATACAAGATAAACGGGGAGAGGGTCAAGAACGAGCTTCTCAGCGAGTACGAAGCTAACTCTTGGCTCGCGGCTCGGGCCAAGGTACCCGACTACGCAACTTGGTAGGCGTCCCGGTAAGCCTCTCAGGAGGCTTACCGGGGAATCTCCCCCACAAAGAACTAGGAGCTAGCCATGGAAGTCACCGAAAGAAAGTGCCCTACTTACAAGGAAAGGCGGGAGCGTCTCATCGAGAACGTAGTCTCAGGATACTCCGAGCCATTTTCTCGTGCCCTAGCGGAGGTTATGATGCTCCCGCCCGAGTACGACCTGGACCCCGACTATGCTGAAGGACTAGCTACGGCGTTGGCCTACTCTAGGCTCATGCGGGGAAGGCACAACAATAGCGCCGCCTCGATGTTCCATAGTATCCAACTCGAGACTCTCCAGAAATGGAAGGACGCCATTGACGCCGAGCGTAAGCGCAGGATAGACGTTATTCGCAAGTATAACCCCGCCTTCAAGTTTACTACTGAGCCGTATAGCGATGAGCATATCGGTAAGGCGGCGGCTCAAGTCCTCGAGGTTGAGGAGATTAAACAACGAGCGGACGAGGCCTATTACCAGGCTATCTACGAGTTCAGGAAGTCCCTCGGTACCAACTTCTAACCCGAGAAGCTCACGTACTAGGCCCGGAAATGGACCCGGGCCTAGTGCGGGGAATCCTCCCCCAATAAAGTACCAAGGAGCTGACGTGAATACCAATAAGGAAGCGATCTTCATACCTCTCAAGAGGGAAGAGCTGTTAACTTTTATGGCAAGAGATTTAGCCATAACCCCGCAAGAATTAGAACCCGATCTTGGCGAATGCTTGGATCGGTTGTTGCAGACCTTCAACGATCTCCGTGTATACCCGATTGTCTGCCATAATATGGATGACGTATCGGACGCTGAGAGGCTATATCTCAACGAAGGCCCGTACTCTCGCCATTATGACGGAGACTATACCATCGAGTTCCGCGAGAAGCAACGTCATTATCGTGCGGCTATTCGTTTCAGGTTACACGCTGCTCCTGACTTGGTAATCACGGCGGCGGATTCGGTATGAACACTAAACTAAGCAGTTATGAAATAGTGATCTACTGGATAGTCTCCGCGACTCTAATCCTGATACTAAAGACTATGTTGTTCTCCAGCATTCTAGCATTCCAGTTGATGGCCATCGTAGTAATTGGAGTTTGGCTGATGATTGGGGTAGGCTTGTTGTTAAAGAAACACTAACCCTGCCTCATACGATTCCATCCTAAATGCCTTTACTTCTCTCTACGGCAAGCGTATGATAGGTTATCGGCTAGGGGCAGAACCCTGAAATACCCTGCCGATAATCTCAACCTCCTAGTGAAAGGAACTATCATGGGTAAGAAGGACAAGAAGTTCGATGCGCCGCAAGGCGAAACGCAAACCTTGACCGAGGCCGATGTCGGAACGATTCACGTTGGCCCCGAATCTACCGACGGTGCCCCGCCCGAACTGGCCGATAAGGTCAAGGCCGCTCCGGTGAGGCCGACGTATCACCTGGTTCTCAGCACTCCCGACTTGACGGGTCGCGTGGCGTACCGTTTCGGTAAGGACAAGGCGATGCCCAAGAAGGCGCCGCGTATCCCGATCACGCTCGACGGCGTGCCGGGCGAGATGGCCGTAACGTCCTCGGGTGGTTATTCGGAACTGGTTGGCTACAACGGCTGGTTGTACAACAAGGACGGCGACTCGGGCTGGATCCTGTTCTCGGACGGCGCGAACCCCAGCGATCCCGCGCAATTCCCGGACGGTATTCAATTTACGACGACCGAAGGTCTGGGCCCCGTGAATCCGCTTCGCCTGCCGAAGAACCCCGAAGGTGAGGCTAACCGCCGCGCGGCTGCTGCAGCCTCCGCTCTGAAGCGTAAGGCTGAAAAGGAAGCGGCAGTTGTCGAACAAGCCGCTGCCGAACAAGTCACGGCCTAACGATCCTGTCGTAGTACCTTGGGCCAGGAGGGGATTCTCCTGGCCCCTTTTTCGCATACGATTCCAGCGAGAAGGATTAGACTGAACCCTCGAAACGGCGTATAATAGAAGTCAGTCGAGCGGGAGGAAGGTGGCCGCCCTCCTCCAGTTCACCGGAATAAAGTGACGATGCTTCTCAGGACTCTCCCGGTTGAGCGCCTGAGGACTCTGATCTAAATCCCGCCCGATTCCCTCCACCTAACCGGGGCAAGCCGATGGGCTTCGTTGTAGCCTCCGACTCAATCTCAGACGATTGGGCGTACTTCAATAAGCGTACCTCTGAGATGGGACTAGATGCCAAAGGCGTCGACGCTCATGGGATACAACTGACGCTTCATGCCAAACTCTACGACTTTGGTATTCGATCCGGTCTTACTCAGAATCGCAATGCGATCATCTTCCCCTACTTAGATGAGCATGGGCGCAAGCTAGATATGTATCAGGCTCGCATGATAGGCGAGCCTCCATATGAGATTGCCCCACCTAGGGGTATAACTCCTGAGCATTACCGGAAATTGCTCAAGGCTCAGTGGCCTAAGTACCTCGGCAGTAAAAAGCAGTTCGATCTGTATTTTCCCATATTTCATACTCCATGGGCAGAGTTTGAAACTCTGTTCATTACGGAGGGCATCCCCAAAGCCATTCGAGCATGTCAAGCCGGTATACCCTGCGCGTCTATCCAGGGTAAGGACATGTTTGTAATTAAGCAATCGAACAACTTTGTAGCTGGGTTAGAGAAGGCTCTAAGTACGTGGTCTAATCTCAAACAAGTCATCTACGTAGCTGATTCGGATGCGGATAAAAGTGAGGATATACGCAACGCGGCTATCAGGTTATGCGGCCTGATTAATGGGCGCAAACAGTCTAGGGATTTCGCCAAGTTTGTCATCCTCCCCGATATACCCAATTACGACAAGACAGGACTTGACGACTTTCTCAATATCGTTGGTCACGAAGAATTCTTTGAAAAGCTAGGCTCTTGGATACGTACATATGAAGGTGGTCGATACTTCGAATTGATGGATAAGCTCAATGAAAAGCTTTACCTGGTATCAGGCACGACTAACTTTATATCAAGAAATTCTAGGCAAGTGATCAACGCAGGATCGGCCATGGCCCTTGTCTCCCCCGACTTACTCAATATAGGTACGCTGACTATACCGTATTCGGGCAGGACTATCAAGAATGGGGCGGCAACGCTGTCCAATACATTCGTGGGAGATCCCAATCGTAATCTAGTTGATGGAGTTGACTTCTGGCCCGGCATGGAGGAAATCCTACCTGGTAATCGGTACAATATATGGATAGATCATTCTCCAGAAGAGAATGATGGCGATATTGCCCCGTTCCTTGACCTCGTTAAGCTGACCATACCTAATGATATAGAACGGGAGCTGCTTCTCAAAGTTGTAGCTCATCGTTGTCACCGCCCTCAAGACAAAGCGCCGCTCATGGTATTCCTATATGGCGGGGAGGGTACGGGCAAATCAACCATCGCTATAGCTCTGGCGAATGCGATCACTTCTAATCCTGATTACTTCCACATAGGCGGCTTGAATCTCGGCTACTCTCATGAGGACCGACATGTCTTTAAGGAAGTAGTGGTCATGGAGGAGCCGACCAGGTCGGGAATGACTAACTCCGATATGGAATCTATGTTCAAGCTCTTAGGGGACAATGAAACGATCAGCGTAAATCCCAAGGGTATTCAGGGCTTCGCAATTAAGAATCGCATTTTCCTCTGGATTAATACCAACGAGCACTACCTGCCTGTATCAGGAGCGGCTCGGCGGTGGTTAATGATTAAATCTGATACCGAGCAGCACTTGGAAGAGGCCAAGGCCGTACGCATTTGGATGGAGCAAACGCCCAATTTCGGGGGACGGATCAGGAATTATATCAAGACTAAGTATCCTGTAATAGATGTAGCCGAGCTTCAGAAAGAGGCGTCCCTGCTAGAGTCTAAGCTAGAAATTGTAGAGCAAAACCGTGCTCCGATGCTAGCTGAATACGATGAATTCTTGAACAACCTACCTCCAGATTTGATGGAACTTGGGGCTATCCCTACGCGAATCATGATGAACCTCCTACCTTACAGAGATAAGGATGCGGGCGAGAGGCAGACACTGACTCGTATACTAAGCCGGGAATATCCCTTGTTCAAAATTGATAGCAGTGCTAATAGTGCAATCAATATACCGAATGGTCCAGGTCGATTCACTACGACGACCTTCAGAAGTACGTTGCGTAATAAGCACAAAGCTCTAACTAAAGACGAGGCCAAGGAACTGTTTCACAAATGGGATACGCACCCCGAGAAGGGCAAATTTTAGCATCGAAATCATATTTACTTCCAAGAAATATAGGAGTATACTTAATACAGTAGACGGGCCGCGCGTATCAGCGGCGTACTAGTGAAAGGTAAATTATGGAACCTGAAAGCCAAGGCTACGTTAACCAAGACGGGCCGGAATACACCCCCGAGCGCGAGGCAGAGCTGCCGAAGCTCGACCTCATCGATGAGGCCATCATGGAGGCTGAGGCGGTGATGAAGCGTACCGTTGCCAAGCTCAACTCTACGCGCCCGTACCTGCGCGTGTGTGAAGAGGGTAAGGCCAAGTTTGGCGGTACCTTCAGACTCGCGTCGTGGGGCAATTACGTCAAGTTTATCTGGACGGTCGACGTCAAGGACTTCCGCGAAACTGCTCCGATCATCGAGTGGCTTCAGGACGACTGCTACCTTACGTGCGACTCGACCGTGGATCAACCCACGTGGGGTTCTGGACAGCGGGAATACAACTTCTCCCCGTTCCTCCAGCTCGAGGCTGACCTCGCTACCGACGCTACCTGTAAGCGCGTCGTCGTGGGCTACGAGCCGGTGGCGCCCCGTCCGATCTACAAGTTCGAGTGCCCCGACGAAGTCCAACCCGACTATCACGAAGGAGCCGGCGATGTCTGAGAACGAGACTCGCAAGCTCCTGCGTGAGTACTACGATCTTCAGAAGGATCTGGACTCCATTAAGGCTCAGCGAAAGGTTATCAAAGCCGTGCTGAGATCAATTCACGGGCCAGAAGTGAATATTGGCTATCTGGCCCACCTCTACAAGGTAGACGTAAATGTATAACGAAAATGCCCCGCCAGAAGTGGCGATTTCCTCCCACCTCCCCGACCTGATCAATTCGTATATCAGCGTTCGGGCCCAGCGGCTGATCCTCGACAAGGAGGCGGCCAGAATCAAGGAGCTGGAAGATGAGCTCCACACTACCATCGTTACCAAGTTCCGCGAGGGTGATATCACCGCACAGGGCGCGAGCAATGGCCTGGTCAAGATGACTACGCTCATCGAGCCGAAGGTACAGCCCGAGGACTGGCCTATCGTATGGGAGTATATCCGCGAGACAGGCGACTTCTCGCTGCTCCACAAACGCATTACCGCCACGGCGGTGCAAGAACGCTGGGAGGCTGGAGAAGAAGTCCCCGGTGTTGGTCGGATGACTAAATACAAGTTGTCCGTTTCGGGTGTCAAGTCATAAGGAGCAGGTAATGGTTGAGAAAGTCGTAATCAAGACGAATCCGTCTGGGCCGCCGGAAGTCGTGGTCAAGCCCGGTACGGAGGTGGTCGACTACAAGGCCGAACTGGCGAAGATGACCGTTGCCGTCGCGGAGGCTGAGAAGCCTGCGGGTAACTGGATCAGCTTCAAGGGCGGGATCATGTCCGTCGGCGGGAACCCCATCAAGGGGAACAAGATGCCGGTCGTGATCCTCCACTCGGTGTTCGAGAATCAGCTGTACGCTGACCGCTACGACCCGAACAACCAGCAGCCGCCGATCTGCTACGCTTTCGGGGAGACTGACGACGAGCTCAAACCCCACCCCGAGAGCGCCAAGCCCCAGTCGGAGAACTGCCACGAGTGCCCGAAGAACCAGTGGAACAGCGACCCCGGCGGTGGGAAGGGTAAGGCGTGTAAGAACGTCCGCAGGTTGGGGATGATCTCGGCCAGCGACTTGCACCAAGTCGACAAGGCTCCGGTCGCCATCGCTAAGATGCCGGTCACGAGCGTGAAGAACTGGTCGACCTTCGCCAGCCAGATCGCGAACGTGCTGAAGCTTCCCCCCATCGCGGTCATCGCGGAGATGTCGGTCGAGCCGGATGCGAAGACACAGTTCCAAGTGAACTTCGCCCTCCTGGATAAGATCGAAGACCCCGCAGTGCTTACCGCGCTGTTGGCGAAGCGGAGGGAGACCACGCCGATGATGTACGCGCCTTACGACAAGCCCGTCGACAAGGTGGCCGAAGTCAGGAAGTTCTAAGTGTAGCACCCAGCCCTTGGGCAGCGACTCGGAGGGCTGGCTATTATGCTGAGACAATGTAAAATTTGCGGTAGGAACGGCTCGTGTTGGAATAACGAGTTACAAATGAACGTACATAGGAATCCTTTATGTTGCCCGTCTGCATCGACTTTGAAACAGAAGCAATTGCCAATTGGCCAGACTATCCACCTAAGCCGGTCGGAGTCTCCATTTGGTACCCCCAAGCCGAGTCCCCAACCTACCTAGCATGGGGACATCCGAGTGAAAATAACACTACGTTCGAGGCAGCACGGCAAGAGTTGGCTACAATTTGGGCTCAGAAACCTGAAATTCTCTGCCACCATGCCCGTTTCGACACGGAAGTCGCTCGTGTTCACATGGGTCTCCCATACCCCAAAGACCCTCTTAGGGTACACGACACCCTTTTCCTCAATTACTTGTACGACGTCCACGCCCCGAGCCTAAGCCTCAAGCCTAGTGCCGAGCGCATCCTCCAGATTCCCCCGGACGAAAAAGATGAACTTGATTCTTGGCTTACTAGTCATAGCTACAAGCCTGGCCGGGATATTTGCCGTGCTCCTGGTGGCCTTGTGGGGCGATATGCCAACGGCGACACGTTCCGCACTCGTAAGCTGTACGAGGCGCTTATGGATCATACCAATAAGTCTGGTATGCTTCCTGCTTATCGCCGTGAGCAGCGTCTTGCACCTATTCTGAGCCAATCCGAGGCCGATGGCATTCGGGTAGACAAGGATAAGCTTGAAAAGGATTTGGTCCAGGCTGAAGCTACGATGATTACAGTTACCGAGCGGTTACTGAAGATCATCGGGCCTTGTAACCCCGACTCTAGCGCGGAACTGGCTAAAGCGTTGCTTAAATCGGGTCGGGCTCACGAGTCGGACTTTCTTCTCACGCCGACCGGCAAACTCTCGACGGCCAAGGCTAGTATGGACCAAGCCGTCAAAGACCCCGAACTCAGGGAACTACTCCAATATCGGGGGCACCTTAAGACGCTGCTTACTACCTTTATGCGTCCGTGGGTTCAATTCGCAGCGTATGACGGAACGCTTCATCCTTCGTGGAATCAAGTTAAAGGTGACGAATATGGTACCAGAACTGGACGACTTTCAAGCAGCAATCCGAACTTCCAGAACATCCCTACAGAACTCAAAGGCGGCGCCCCGGCAGGTTTGCCCCCGTTGCCTTTCTTACGTCAGTATGTACTCCCCGATGAGGGTCATGTGCTCGTCTCAAGCGACTTTAATGGACAAGAAATGCGCATTGCTTCCCACTTTGCCGAAGGACGCGCAGCGGAGATTTACCGCAATGACCCTGGAGCAGATTTCCACGAAGTCGTCAACGAGATCATCAAGAGAGACACAGGTATGGACATCGGGAGAAAGATGGTCAAAAATACCGGATTCTCCCTCATCTACGGCTCGGGCATCAACTCTCTCGCTCAGCTTCTGGGGGTGGATCGTAATACTGCTGCAAGTATTCGCAAGCATTACTTTGCTGCTCTACCTGGCTTCCAAGAGCTTATGGACGACGTAAGTCACCGGGGTCGGATTGGCTCCCCCGTCAAGACGTGGGGTGGTAGGCTCATCTATGCCGAGCCGCCCAAGATCGTGAAGGGCCAACAATGGGACTTCTCATATAAGCTGCTGAACTATCTAATTCAAGGCTCGGCGGCTGATCAGACTAAGGAGGCCATTAATGAAGTGGGCTATAAGACGAATCATCGTCGGTTCCTGGCTACGGTCCACGATGAGAACGTATACAGCGTGGACCCGAACCATTTGGAAGCGGAAGTTGCCGTTATCCGAGCTTCAATGGAGACCCAGGCAGGATGGGATGTACCATTCCGAGCCGAAGTCAAAGTCGGGCCTAATTGGCACGAAGGAGTGAAATATGAAATGGAGAATGGTAATAACTAACCTCATATTCTACGGGTCGGCGGCGCTCGCCGGTTACGGTTTTTACAAGTTTATAGAACTGTTAATCGGGGCGTAGACAGCTCGTAAGGGCGCTCCGGCGCTCCCCGGTACTAGTCCGAAATCATAACTGTAGGAGCACTGTATGATTAGTAAATTCAAGCCAATGCTGGCGGATAATGCGGATTTCGACCGCATACGCTACCCCGTAATGGCCAGTCCTAAGCTGGACGGCGTTCGGGCCACCTTCCAGAACGGGAGTTTAGTCACTCGTTCACTGAAGCCTCTCCCCAATCGGGCGGTGAACGAAGTGTTCAAGCACGACGCTGATTTCGATGGGGAACTCATAGTCGGGGATGCCTTCAGTAAGACGGTGTTCCGCGATACGATGAAGGTCGTTATGGCCCACGACGCAGATATCACCGGCCTTCGCCTACACGTATTCGACATCGTGAACCTGGGCGACTTCCGCGACAGGTTCCGTATCGCCTGCGACTACGCGGACTACAAGAGGATCATCCCTGTCCCCCACACGCTGATCGAGAATGAGAAAGAGCTTCTGAGGTTAGAGGATCACATGCTTCACGTGGGTTACGAGGGACTGATGATCCGCGACCCGAAAGGCCAGTACAAGTATGGTCGCTCGACAGTCAACGAGGGAGCGCTGCTGAAGGTCAAGAGGCGGCTCCAATCTGAGGCTACCGTCATCGGTTTCGAGGAACAGATGCACAACGCGAACGAGGCAAAACTGGATAATCTCGGGAACACCGAGAGGTCGAGCCATCAGGCCAACATGATCCCTATGGGGGTGCTCGGCGCTCTAGTAGTGAAAGACGTCAAGACTGGCGTATCCTTCAATGTAGGAACGGGCTTCACGGCTGAAGATCGGGCAGGTATCTGGAAGCAACGAGATTCCCTGCTTTACAAGATGATCACCTACGAATACCTGCCGATCGGAGTGAAAGATAAACCGCGTCATCCTGTATTCCTAGGCTGGCGTATGGAGCAAGACCTATGAGACCTTGGAGCTATTCCCGCCTCAGTACCTACGAGGATTGTCCCAAGCAGTACCAGTACTCCTACGTGGAGAACCTACCTGGGTTCAGACCTCCCAGTCCTGCTTCAGAACGGGGGACAAAGATTCACGAGCAGGGCGAGCACTACCTGCTCGGGAAGATCAAGATATACCCGCCAGAGTTCCAGAAGGTCAGCGGCCACCTGATGATGTTGAAGGCTAAGGCGGCCATACCCGAACTCAAGATGGCGGTAAACGAGAAGTGGGAGGCGGTAGACTACAAGGCTCCTGACGCCTATTTCCGTGGGATCATCGACGTTCACTACGAAACTGAAGACGGGGCGGTCGTCTGTATCGAGGACTTCAAGACCGGTCAAGTGTACGACTCCCACCCGAAGCAGATGGAAACCTACGTTGCTATCTGCGCGGCTCACTATCCCAACGCTAAGACGTTCCTGACTCGACTAATCTATATTGATCAGGGAGTCGTGACTCCGGCGAAGGCCACGAATGTTGAGCGGCTGAAGCCGATCCGCATGTTGATGGATGGCCGAATCAAGAATGCCGAGGAAGATACCATCTTCCCCGTCCGGCCAGGTAATAGTTGTAAATGGTGCGACTACTCCAAGAGGTATGGTGGGCCGTGTCAGAACTGAAACTTGAAAAGGAGATTGAGTTAGATGTATCAGATTACGCCAAGCATCAGAAAGACTGCTTGGTACTCAAACTCAATGTCTGGGGTAGGATTGGTTGGCCCGACCGACTCTATCTTCACTTTAAGGGCAAGGTACTGTTCATAGAGTTCAAACAACCTGGTGAAAAGCCTAAGAGATTACAGGAGTTTATACATGAAAAGTTACGACGATATGGATTTAGAATTGAAGTGGTCGACAACGTCCGCGACGGGAGGGCAATTATCGACGACTTTACCTCAGACAATTCGCACGTTTGAGGAGTTTGCCAAGGTAGATGTATATACGGGGGACATTGATCCCGTGTATTGGGCCATCTACCGTGCCCGTGAAACTATGAGTCATGGCTGGGCTACGCGATTCAGTGTGGCCATGCTAGCCTACTACCATACGGGTACGGCAGCCAAAGCCGCCGATCTAGAGGGTATCCACTTCTGGGACTACTTGGAGAGTATCTTCGAAGGTACAGTTACTCCGAGGGCGGCTGAGCGACGGCACTTCCGTGGGGAGGGTGGTCGCAAGACGCTCGCGTCCATGAGACAGTCTAGCCCGAACCCGGACAGATTTTACGATAACATACCTCGCAACTACCGGGGCATCATGCGGTACTGTGAGTCCAAGTTCTACGGATTCGGCCCATACTTCCAGCTGAAGATCGCTGACTATATGGACAGATGCCTAGGTATACCCCTAGACGACATGATAGGACTGAGTACTAACCTACCCACCCTACCGGCGAAGGCTGCGGTGCTTCTATATGTAAATCACTCTGCCCCCGACGCTTTCAATAAGGCATGTGAGCGAGTCTACGTGCTGAACCTTCTCGCCCCGCCACTTTTCGACCGCCCCGTTGGACCAGCCGAGGTCGAGACCATCCTATGTGACTGGAAACGGGCCAAGTATGGCACCCATTGGGTGGGAGATGACGTACTCGACAAGCGTACTTCTCTAGGTACCCATCCAATGGCCGATTTGATGCCCCCGACGTTCGACAAGGGTACGTTCAAGTTGGACCTGCTATGAGTGAAGAATGGGTCCCCAAGAAGTACCAGGTTGAATCCATCAAATGGGGGATGGAGCACGCCAATTGCGGCTTGCTCCTAGACCCAGGGATGGGGAAGACAAGCGCAACTCTGACCCTAGGAGACCTCCTCATTCAGAGGAATGCCATCGGTCGCATCCTGATCATCGTCCCCATACGGCCTATGTATAAGGTCTGGCCGGACGAGATCAGGAAGTGGAACCATACGAAGCATCTTAGCTACACCATTCTCCACGGTGACGACAAGGACGCGAAGCTCAATGAGGTTTCTAACATCTACCTACTCAATCCGGAGGGGCTGAAATGGTTCATTGCAGCTGGTGGTATGGAAAAGCTCTCTCCAGATATGCTGGTCGTGGACGAATCGACGAAATTCAAGGACTATTCGACAGCACGCTTCAAGCTCTTAAAGCCACACTTGCCGCGTTTCAAGAGGAGACTGATCCTGACTGGCGAACCAGTACCGAATGGGTACATGGACCTGTTCGGGCAAAGTTACATTGTCGATCAGGGCAATGCGCTTGGGAGATTTATCACCCACTATCGGGCTCAGTTCTTCTATCAATCAGGGTTTGGCGGGTACAATTACACCCTGAGACAAGGGGCGGACAAGGAGATACAGGAGAAATTGCGGGGCACGATGATGCGATTGGCGGCGGAGGATCATCTGGAGATGCCGGACCTCATAACTGACGACATCATGATCGAGCTTGATCCGAAGTCCCGTCAGATTTACAAGCAATTCGAGGATGACTTTCTAGCAGAGGTGGGCGATGATACTATCATGTCGGTTAATGCGGCCGCGGTTGGTAATAAGTGCCGACAAGTCGCTAACGGGGGTGTTTACGACGAGACGCATTTCGCTCACCCTATACACGACCTCAAAACGGCAGCGCTGGTCGATCTTGTTGAACAGCTCCAAGGCAACCCTCTCCTCGTTGGCTATGAATTCCAGCACGATCTTGAGAGGATCAAGAGAGTTTTCCCCAACGCCCCATGTCTCACGGGTATGTCGGGGAAAAGGCTGGATGTTGTCGTGGACGGTTTTAACGCTGGAACAATACCGGTCCTCCTGGGCCACCCTGCTTCGGCGGGGCACGGACTAAACCTACAGGGTAGCTGTTACCATATGTGCTGGTACGGCCTACCTTGGGACTACGACCTCTACAAGCAAATGATCGCTCGGGTCTGGAGACAGGGTCAGAAGTCCAATCGCGTATTCGTCCATCGTATCCTGGCCGACAGGACGCTGGATTCTACGGTGTCAAGAACGCTCCTTCAGAAAGAGCGGACGGCAGACGCCTTCTCTAACGCTATCAAAGCCTACAAAACTGAAGTAGTACGCGACCAATCCCGCGAAGCAGCGGCTATCAAGGAGATTATTAAGTGATTATCAAGATACACGGTACTAGTGGGAGCGGTAAGACTACCATCATTCGGGAGCTCATGAAGATGAGTGATCCCGTCCCGGCAGAGTGCGTCGACCTCAAGGAGGGTAAGGTTGAAGCTATGATCCTACACCTCCCCGGCGTTATGAAGCCGGTCGTTGCCCTTGGACCCTACGGTAAGGCTCACTGCGGAGGATTAGATGCGATCTCTGGTACTGATGTCCACGCTGCTCTACTCCATCGTTATGTCACCTGGGGTCATGTCATATACGAAGGCCTGCTTGGAAGCGAGTGCTATGGCGCGATGGGGATTGCGTCCGAGCGATATCATGGTGACCACCTGTTCGCCTTCCTTGATACTCCCATCGAAATCTGTATCGACCGGGTCAAGCAGAGGCGTCTTGATGCAGGGAATACCAAGCCCCTGAACGAGGCCAATACGCGGGGCAGAGTGGCTAAGATTAATCGCCTGAAGTACCGGCTGAACAATGAGTTCGACCGATGGGTGTTCGACCTAGATCACCTCCGAGCCACCCAGCAGATTTACGAACTACTGAGGAACGCGACATGAACGAGCATGAATCTTGGTGCGTAACTCGGCGTTATCCGGTTATGTCCAAATGTGACTGCGACGCCGCGCACATCAACGACGCACCGCCGATACAGACGGTGACGAACAATGCGCTAACGGTAGTCCACAAACAAGCCGAGGATCGCGATCTGTGGTTCATTCCCGAAACGATCACAGAAGATTATTTGCAGCGCGCATTACGCAAACTTCACGCCGCAGTTGAGGGCGACGCCGCGAGCGTGCCGAGGGAGTGTTGCTGCAAGGTGCTTCGCAAGCAACTGACGACCAATTCGGGAACGTGGCATATCTGCGAGCAATGCAGCAATGGCTACTTCCTACCATACGCCGCGCCCGCCGTGGCGCAGGAGAAACGAAATGAATGAGACAGTACTAAGTAACATGGCTCACTGGATTAACGAGCGGACTCGCATCCTCAAGCTGAAGGACGCTGCCGCCCCCAAGCCGTGGACTACCGACCCCATCCTTCAATCGTACAAGTTCTGTAACGTGCGACGGGAGGATGATAGAGTCACGCGGTGGTTCGCAGCTAATTGGCGTCACGAGAAGTACTGGGATGACCGTAACTTCGTCGCCGCCATCATGCTCGGTCGGACTGTAAACTGGCCTCCGACACTGGAGCGTTTAGGCTTCCCCCACGTATGGGATAAGTCCAAGTTCATCCATATTCTCGACGGTCTTATGGCTAATGGGGGTAAGGTCTGGACGGGGGCGTATATGATCACGGCGGGGCCGACAGGTGTACGGAAGTCTGAGTGGGTATG